ATAATCATCTTGTCACATTTTGGTTTCAGAAAGAACGACGTAATTCAAAAATTAAAAATTTCTCAGAGTTTATGCACGAGTTTATGGAACTTGTGAACGATAGCAAGGGACTTCTTCCCTTTACCAAAAGCGCCTACATTCTTTCGAGATATTTTTCTCCGCTATCGAGCGCTCTTATCATTGAGATAGCTGAAGGCGATCATTCTTTGGATGCGGTCAAGGAGAAGGCTTGGACCAAAGATCCTAATTTCGCCTTTTATAAACAATCGGCTATGAACTTCGGCTTTCTCATTGATAAGAATGCGCCATGGCGCTTGGTTGCTGACATTAACAGTCCAATAATGAAACAGTATATGGAACCATATGGCGTGGCTGCGAATGATTTATTTGAAAAATATTATTATCACTCTCACCTGTTGGATATTGAAACTTTGAAGAGGTACCTCGTTGAGATGTATAATGCATATGTTTTAGCATATCCTCAAGCTAAGATATTCAGGACGAAGATGAAAGGGGCTGGTGGAATTAAAACTGTAAGCAAATTGATTAATCGTAGCGCAACCGACCTCGTGACTGTAAATAATAAATTTGGTCCAACGTTTTGGCTTAAAACATATTATTATATTAGACTGAGAGAAATGAATGCGCCTCGTGACCCTGTTGAATTCAACAAAAACCTGAAAAAAATTCTTCAACAGAATAAATTGTTTGACTTTGACCGCGCATTAAGCTATACTGATAGTATCATACGTGGAATAAAGGTTCGTTAGTGCTGTTTCAATCAGTGGACAACAAAAAGTTTATTGGGATTTATGTTGATGGTGCAATCCATCGTGAGGCCATCCCTGAAGGGCTTAGGGCAACATGGGGGTATTGTTCCTTCCTCCCTGATAATATTACATATGCAAACTTGTATTGTGAAGGAAGATCTTTAGATGAAGTATGCCCAGAAAAACTATCCTTAGAGTGGGAGCGTGCAAGTTCAGGTTTGAGGGCGCAGATGGCGGCTTGCAGAGAGGCAAAGGTAGATCTATATAATAATTCTTTTCTCACTTTGATACCAGAAAAATTACTTTTAGAATTTTGTGAGATTAAGAATCAAATCACAGAATATGTTTTGACGAACTACTCAAGGCCGAAAAACTATGATTTTCTTTTAGAGCTTGAATGGCTTTTGGCAAGTATGCGTTCTCACCAAGTAAATTTAAACCTTAGCGCACTCAAGCCACATCTAGTGAGCGCCCATGCTCGCGCAGTCTATAAGAGATTGAAACACGCGAAGCCTGTCATCGATTATGACGCTTTCAAAACAAAGACAGGGCGATTGACAACAAAGAGGGACAGTTTTCCCATCTTGACCTTGAGTAAAATATTTCGTCAGGCCATTGAGCCCAACAATGATTACTTTGTAGAATTAGATTTTAATGCGGCAGAGCTTAGAACACTGTTGGCCTTGTCCGGCAAGGAACAACCTGCCGGAGATATTCACGAGTGGAACATTAAAAATATCTATCGAGGGTCAGTGACGAGAGAGGAAGCTAAAAAAAGAATCTTTGCTTGGCTATATAATCCAGAGTCCAAGGACCACCTCCCGAATCACGCATATAATCGTGAGAAAATCTTAGCGAAGCATTGGGATGGAGAGCGCGTCGAAACATATTTTGGCAGAGAGATAAAGGCAGACAGGCACCACGCAGTAAATTATATTATTCAAAGTACAACAAGTGATTTGTTCTTAAAAAGAACTATAGATGTTGGTAAAATATTGAGAGGTAGGAAGTCTTACGTTGCCTTCACCCTGCACGATTCATTGGTTATTGATTTTGCAGAAGAGGACAAAGACATACTCAAACAAGCGGTGGACGCTTTCGAGGATACTGACCTGGGTAAATTTGGAGTTAATATTTCAGTAGGAGAAAACTTCGGAGAAATGAAGAGACTAACATTGTGAAGATATATAATAAACTGGTAAGAGACAAGATTCTACTCATTATAGGTGAGCAAGGAAAAGAATTTTCAGCGCACAAAGCCTCAGAAAAAGAGTACCGAGAGAAGCTAAATGAAAAGCTACTTGAAGAAGTAAATGAATTTTTGGAAGAGCCATGCTTGGAAGAACTGGCAGACATTTTTGAGGTGTTAGGAGCGGTGTTAGATGTTATGGATTATTCAATAGAGGATTTGGACATAGCTATGTCGAAGAAGCTCGCAGAGCGCGGCGGCTTCACCTCTAGAATTATTTTGGAAAGCGTGGAAGAATAATATGAAAACGGTTGTTGGACTAGGAAAGGCAGGTTGCGGCGTTGCAGATCAATTTTCAAAATACCCGCAGTACGATGTTTATAAAATTAAGGTTGCTTCCCGCAAGTCGCAGTCTGGCAATGTGTTCAGCGTGACAAAGAGGAAAACACCTGAAAGTTATGAAAAGAAGTGTCCATCTTTAAAAACTTTTTTCAAGAAGATAGATGGCGACGTTTTATTTGTTGTCGATGGTTCTGAATCAGTGGCAGCATCTTCGTTGAGAATTTTGGAACAACTTAAGTATTGTAAGATTACTGTGCTATATATCAGACCCGAGCTTCAGTTCTTATCTGATAGTGAGAGCCTGAATGAACGAACCGTGCGAGGAGTGCTTCAGGAATATGCGAGGTCAGCAGTTTTTGAGAGAATTTATTTAGTTGATGTCCCTCTGGTTGCTGCGACCTTGGGCGATGTGCCGATTAAACTTTATCACGAGCGCGTATTTGAAGCACTTACCTCTACTCTGCATATGATTACTGTATTTCGTCATAGCGAAGCGGTGTTCGGGGCACAAGGAAATCCTTTGGACGTAGCTCGCATTTCTACTTTTGGATTTGTTAATCCTGACGACGGTAAAGAAAATTTATTTTTTGGACTTGACTTCCCTCGCGAAAAGAGTTACTATTATGGTATCAATGAAACAAAACTTCAAACCGACGGTACACTAATGAAGAAGGTCAACGAGCAGGTTGCCGCTGATGCTCATGAGCATTTAAAAACTTCATACGCGGTATATGAAACGAAATATGAGGACGATTATATTTATCTCACAGCTCACAGCTCTATGGTACAGGTATGATAATAGCTGACCGCAAGGCTTATGAAGAACTCCGAGACTTTGTATTGGCCGGAGAATTATTTTTAAAAAAAAGCTTGACTTACCTACTCCACTGTGGTAAAGTAGGTATTAGAAGCTTAGGAAATTGGCTAGGCTTACTTTAACCCGAAAGGAGAAAACAATGGGTATTGATTTGAAAAAAATGAGAGCTAAAAAGTTGGCTCTCGAAAGCCGTGGCGATGGAAGGTCTAGTGCCTTCTGGCGACCGCAAGAGGGGGAGCAGACGATTCGTGTGATTCCCACTTCTGATGGAGATCCTTTTAAGGATTTCTGGTTCCACTATAACGTGGGAAAAAACTCCGGGTTCCTCTGTCCGAAGAAGAACTATGGAGAAGAGTGTTCCGTGTGTGAATTCGCTAGCAAGCTTTGGCGCGAGGGCGACGATGATAGTAAGAAGATGGCTAAGTCTCTCTTCTCACGTCAGCGTTTTTTCTCTCCCGTCTTTGTGCGTGGCGAAGAGCAAAACGGCGTGCGGGTTTGGGGCTATGGAAAGATGGCGTATGAAACGTTGTTGAACCTTGTTCTCAATCCCGAGTATGGCGACATCACCGATGTCGACACTGGCACCGACCTCGTTATGAAGTACGGCAAACCGCCAGGTGGTCAATTCCCATTGACCAAGCTCACTCCCAAGCGTTCAACCTCTCCGGTATGTGCTGACAAGACATCCGAAGAGTGTGCCGAGCTTCTTGAGAGCATCCCCAACTTCGAAGATCTCTTCGACCGCAAGACTTCAGTCGAAGTCAAAGCAATGCTCGACGAACATCTTCTTGGGGATGATGGCGCGGAGGAAGCCTCTACCGAGACTGTGAAGTATAATAATTCTCAGTCTGGTAGTGATTCCAGTTCCGTGTCGGAAGCGTTTGAAGAGCTTCTGGGCTAAAAATCTTCACCCACGGGGAGGCACAGGGATAGCAGGTGCCTCACTTTTTTACTTACACACAGGAGGTTTATTATGAGTGAAAATAAAAGTAAGAGTGGCTATGAGCTACGCAGCGAGTTGCTTGGAATGGCAATTGGCATTCTTGAAAGTCGAATTAGTCGACAGTTTGACAACGAGTGTCTGAAGCCGGAAGGTCAGCGTCAAGCTGTCAATCCATACGCGACAGAAGATGTTCTCGTTGTGGCTGAAAAGCTATATCATTTTGTTCAAACCAAAAGTTAGATAGCAATATGCAATAGTCAGCTCCCACGGGGAGGCACAGGGTTATCAGGTGCCTCAACATTTATCACTCACGAGGTTCATATGCCCAGACCGAAGAAAACAAAAGCAGGAAAACTAAGCATAGCCGACATGCGGAATCTTATTAATAAGAAAGCCGGTATCAACGTCGCGCACGATTTATCGTCGGAGAATCCAACAGAAGTAAAGCAGTGGATTCCTACTGGCTCTCGTTGGCTCGATTCAATTGTATGCAGGGGACAGCTTGCGGGTATACCCGTGGGAAAGGTGGTAGAGATTGCTGGCCTGGAATCTACAGGCAAGTCTTATATGGCCGCGCAGATTGCAGCAAATGCTCAGAAGATGGACATTGACGTTATTTATTTTGATTCCGAGTCTGCCATTGACCCGTCCTTTTTAGAGAAAGCGGGCTGTGATATTGATCGTGTATTGTATGTGCAGGCACGTTCAGTAGAGTTTGTCCTTGAAACCATTGAAGATTTATTGGGCACAAACGAAAACCAGATGCTATTTATTTGGGACTCACTAGCATTAACTCCGTCGGTTTCTGATGTTGAAGGTGATTTCAATCCATTATCGTCTATGGCTGTGAAGCCGCGAATTCTTTCGAAAGGAATGTCAAAGTTGACCGTACCTATTGCCAATAGCAAGTCAACACTTTTAGTTTTGAACCAACTTAAAACAAACATCACAAGCAATATCGCGGAAGCCCTTACAACCCCATATTTCACGCCCGGTGGCAAGGCGATGCACTATGCCTACTCCTTGAGAGTTTGGCTCACTGGTCGCAAGGCGAAGGCGTCGTTTATCTTAGACGACAACGGATTTCGCATTGGGTCCGAGGTGAAGGTGAAGGTTCAAAAGTCCCGGTTTGGAACGCAAGGTCGCCAATGTGCCTTTAAGATCTTGTGGGGTGCTGACGTGGGAGTACAAGACGAAGAGAGTTGGTTTGATGCGGTAAAGGGCTCAAAGTATTTGACCTCCGCAGGAGCCTGGTATTCCATGGAGATGGATGATGGGACAGTCGAAAAGTTTCAACCAGGACGATGGATGGAAAAGATGCAGAGTAAACAGTTTCGTGAGCGCGTCTTGTCCATTATGGACGAAGAAGTAATTATGAAATTTCATAAACGTGAGGGCGATGCATCAGAATTTTATAAAGATATGGACGAAGAAGAGTCCGACGGAGAGACATAATATGAAACGTGTGCTATTTTCTTTTTTACTGGTGGCTTGTTTATCATTGCCAGGCGCAGAACTATCCGCAAAAACTTGCAAGCCGTCACCAGATTCTTTCTATTTTGGAAAGAGCCCTTCCAAGAGGGGGAATTATTTTGTAGCCTGGCGACACGGCGCACCGATAATTTATTTTTATCGTGCCAACCAGCCCTCACCCAAGTCTGTTCGCAATTTTGAACCTCTGCTGATTGCAGCCGAGTTTGATAAACGCAAGAGTGTCTGGGTATTTTATGGTAAGGTACCGCACTCTTTGGTAAAAACGGTACATCGGCACTGGGAACAACACAAAACAGCTTACAAGGCGTGCCTGGGAGATTATGCATGGCAAAATGGAAATTATTATTATGCCCCATATCGTATGCATCGCCAGAACAGTCCAGCATATAACTGGGTTTTGATAAATCCACACAAAGATGCTTTCGGTAAGGTTATTATTATTAAACCGAAACTAAAATTAGACCCGAGAAAGAAAAGGCGCGAGAAGCGCAAGAAGAAAAAGAACCGGCCCGCTTCTTCATAAATATATGTTCTACACCGTATTTTTTTATTGACATATGATAGGCTTTTCGGTTATAATAGAAGTTATGGAGCATAGACTATGACTAGGCCGAGGATTTTGATTATTGATGCGCTCAATATGTATTTCAGGGCGTACATCGTGGACCCATCTTTATCTACGAACGGGCAACCAATCGGAGGTCTTAAGGGCTTCTTAAAGATTTTGCAAAAGCTAGTCAGAGAAACCAAACCAGACCAAATTGTTATTGCGTGGGACGGCGCAGGCGGTTCACAGAAGAGAAAGAGCATTGACAAGGGATATAAGGAGGGCAGGAAGCCCATTCGTTTGAACCGAGAGATTCGCAACCTGACAGAGAACGAAGAACTAGAAAATAAGATTTGGCAGCAGACGCGCTTGGCTGAATATTTGAACTGCATGCCTATCTCTCAGACTATGCTTCCCGCTATTGAGGCAGATGATGTAATTGCCTACGTGGTTACTATGTCGTCTCTCAAGGGCTGGCAAAAGGTTATTGTTTCAAGCGACAAAGATTTTTTTCAACTCTGCGATGATGAAACAATACTATTCAGGCCATCTCAAAAAGCTGTGTTGAACAAACATCGGATAACATCGGAGCACGGGATACATCCGCTAAACTTCGCGCTAGCGCGAGCTGTTGTAGGAGACAAGAGTGATAATCTTCGTGGCGTAGGAGGCGCAGGCTTGCCTACTATTGCCAAGAGATTTCCGTTCCTGTCTGAAGAACGAAGTTGTAGTATCGAGGAGTTGATTGAGTGTTGTGAGGCGACGGAGAAAAAATTAAAAGTTCATAATAATATCCTCGAAAACAGAGATGTGATTGAGAAGAACTATAGGTTGATGCAGTTATATACTCCTAGCCTTTCTCCTCAGTCCAAGGAAGAAATTAGATACGCGATCGAGGAAGCTCCGCAGGAGTTTAACAAGACAGAGGTGCTTAAAATGATGACCCAAGACGGCTTCGGAGTTTTTGATTGGTCCAGCCTGTATCAAACAATGAAACGTATTGCTGCCGACAGCAAAGAGTAAAGAGAGACTAATGAATAACGCCACCGATTTTTCTAAATTCGGAAAATCTTTTCAGGAATCCTTGGCACATTTAATTATGGACCAGCGTGTGTTCGCTGACCAAATCAGAGAGGTGCTGTCCATAGGTTTTTTTGAGCTGAAATACTTACAAGTTTTTGTTCAGAAGATATTCAGTTATAAAGAAAAATATGGCGTCCATCCTTCACGCCAAGCGATGCTTACAATTTTAAGGGCAGAGCTTGACGACGAGAACCTGGCGACACAAAAACAAACCCGAGACTTCTTTGCTAGAATTTATAAATCTGAAATTGAAATCGGGGGCGAAGAATACATTAAAGACACTGCGCTTGATTTTTGTAGAAAACAAAAACTTAAAGAGGCTATGATTAAATCAGTGGGCCTGTTGGAGTCGTCCTCGTTTGATGAAATTAGTTCAGTGATAAATGAAGCACTCAAGCTTGGATCTAGCACAGATTTTGGATATGATTATAAGGCAGACTTCGAAGAGAGATTTAAATTAAAAGTACGCAACCCAACGAGTACAGGTTGGCAAGTCATCGATGACTTATGTAAAGGTGGGCTCGGAAAGGGTGAGCTAGGCGTCGTAATCGCCCCTACAGGGGCCGGAAAGTCTATGGTGCTGGTACACTTAGGTACCCAGGCTATAAAAGCTGGAAAAACTGTGGTACACTATACATTAGAGTTGGCACCAACGGTGATTGCATCCAGGTATGACAGTTGTCTAACTGGCATACCCTTGTCTCAACTTCACTCATGCAAAGAGGGTATATATGAAACCGTGAAAGACCTTGACGCACAGCTAATCATCAAAGAATACCCAACAAAATCTGCATCACCAAATACTATTCGGGCGCACCTAGAACGATTGGCACAGAGAGATATCAAGCCGGATTTAATTATTGTGGATTATGCAGATTTGTTACGTCCAAATGTTGTCAGAAAGGAGAAGAGGCATGAACTTGAAACTATATATGAAGACCTCCGAGCGATTGCACAAGAAGGGAAATGTCCGTGTTTCACTGCATCGCAAACAAATCGTTCGGGGTTGAACGCGGAGGTGATTACTATGGAATCAATTTCAGAAGCGTTCAATAAATGTTTCGTCGCTGATTTTATTTTTTCTGTGTCGAGAACCATTCAGGATAAAAGCACAAATGGTGGTAGAATATTTATAGCTAAAAATAGGAATGGTCCCGATGGTATAATCTATCCTATATTTATGGACACTGCTGCTGTAAAAATAAAAGTTTTACCATCTGACGGTACAACTGTAGAGCAGGCAATGATTAAAAGTGCAGCGGAACAACAAGAGCAGTTGAAGAAAAAGTACAAAGAATTCAGGAGGAATGAAGGTGGATAAAACAACAGCGCTAGAATATTTTAACGGAGACAAGTTAGCTTTAAATGTGTTTATGACCAAGTACGCATTAAGAGACAAGAATGGAATATTATTAGAGAAAACCCCGGACCAGATGCATGACCGTCTGGCAAATGAATTTGCGAAAATGGAAAAAAAGTTTGGCGGAACACGCGCCCTTTCTTATGAACAAATCAGAGAATCATTTGATGGGTTTAAATATATTGTGCCGCAAGGCTCTGTTATGTTTGGCTGCGGCAACACACATGTGCACGCTTCTTTATCAAACTGCGTTGTCGTGGAGAGCCCAAAAGATAATATGTCCTCAATCATTGATGCAGGAAGAGACTTGGCAAATCTTTTCAAACGTCGCTGCGGCGTTGGTTTAGACATATCACAACTCAGGCCGGAAAATGCACCCGTGAATAATTCCGCTGGCACCACCACGGGCGCTTGGTCATTTGCGGACTTCTTTTCTTATGTCTGTAGGATGGTTGGACAGAACGGCAGGCGCGGCGCGTTGATGATTACAATGGATGTACGCCATCCTGACATTGAACAGTTTGTGACAATGAAACACGATTTGACGAAGGTCACTGGGGCGAATGTATCTGTTAGATTAAGTGATGATTTTATGAACGCTGTGGACAATGATTCAGAGTTTCTGTTGCGATATCCAGTCGACGCGAAACCAGACGAAGAAGTAAAACACACGAAGCTGATCCAGGCTCGCGAGTTGTGGCGAACAATTGTCGCTAGTGCAACAACGACTGCTGAACCAGGCTTGTTGATGTGGGACAACATAAAGAAAAATTTACCCGCCGATTGCTATGCAGAAGCCGGGTTTGAAACTATTTCCACAAACCCTTGCGCGGAGATTCCTTTATCTGCCAATGATAGTTGCAGATTGATATCAATAAATTTAAAAAACTTTGTAAAAAATCCTTTCACACCTAAAGCTTATTTTGATTATGAACATTTTACAAAAATAATTTCTATGGCGACACGACTCTCGGATGATTTGGTAGAGCTTGAGGGAGAACAGCTTTCGAAAATTATTAAAATTGCTGACACCAAAGACGAAAAAAGATTGTGGACCAAACTCCGAAAAGCGTGCATGGATGGTAGGCGCACAGGTTTGGGCACACACGGACTAGCTGATGCTGTGGCTCGGATGCGAGTTCGGTATGACTCCCCAAAGGGTATTAAAATTATCGATAAAATTTATAGCACCTTAAAAGAGTGTGCCTATGAAGAGAGCGTGCGTCTTGCTGAAGAGCGCGGACCTTTTCCAGTGTTTGATTGGAGCAAGGAAAAACACAACGCTTTTATCAAGCGACTCCCCGAACCTTTGCAAAGGTTGATTGCATCTCACGGGCGGCGCAACATTTCTATTTTGACAAATGCACCAACTGGCAGTGTGTCTATCTTGTCTCAAACTAGTTCAGGGCTTGAGCCGGTTTTCCGCAATTCCTATGTTCGTCGGCGCAAGCTTAGCCACAACGATAAAAATATTGAAGCGGATTTCGTGGATGATATAGGGGACCGATGGGTCGAATATAGCGTGTATCATCATAACGTAAGCGAGTATTTCAAGATCACTGGGAACGACTTTGATAGTTTGGCATCCATTCCAAAGTATTTTATAGAGAGCGACCAAATTAATTGGAACAGAAGAGTTGACATTCAGGCAACAATCCAACAACATATTGACCATGCGATTAGTTCCACCATCAACCTTCCGAGAGAAACCAAACCGGAAGTTGTAGGCGAGCTATATATGCGCGGTTGGCGAGAGGGGTTAAAAGGAATTACGGTTTATGTTGACGGTAGTAGAACTGGCGTACTCATTACAGACAAAGACAATTCATCTACCTTCCCACAAAATGGCGCTCCGCACCGTCCTGCTACTCTGGACTGCGACATTCACCACACCACGATCAAAGGAGAAAGGTGGACAGTTCTTGTGGGTCGCTTTGAGAGTAGACCATATGAGGTGTTGGGCGGATTATCAAACCTTATTGAGATTCCGAAACGACATACCAAGGGTCGCCTCACCAAACATAGTTTTAAAACAAAAACGAACAGATATGACTTGACTTTTGGCGTGGATGATGATACAACTGTAGTAAGAGATATTGTAAGAGTGTTTGATAACCCAAATGAATCAGCGTTTACAAGGATGCTGTCTTTGTCTTTGCGCCACGGAGCTTGCCCGAGACTGTTGGTTGAGCAACTGATGAAAGATAAGGATAGTGATATGTTCAGTTTCGCGAGGTGCGTGGCTAGAATTTTAAAAAATTATATCACGGACGGTGAGCCAGCATTTTCTGGTGATAAGGCTTGTACCGTGTGTGATGCCGAAGATTCACTCGTCTATCAG